TTCATCTTCTGACATTAGCTTGCCTTTTTTGATTTCTCCTGAGAATAGGTCACCTAGACCACCTCCGCCACCTGCATCATCACCTCCAGCATCAGATCCACCGGCGTCACCACCTCCGCCAAATAGATCACCTCCTCCTTCATCACCTCCTCCGCCTCCTTCATCGCCCATTCCTTCATCACCAAAATTGAGCTGCTCCTTTTCAGGAATCTGTACAGCTTCAAGCTGCATATCTCTTATCTTGTCTCTTTCTCTTCCCTTTTCAATTCTTGTGATTTCGTCATCATTAAGATCAATAATATGTTTACGAATCCACTCTTTGTCTACAAAGCCTTCAGGAGCTTGTCCTGCAATTTCAAACTTTGTTCTAATTAACTCTAGTTTTTGCTGTTGAGCAATACTTGATGGATTACTTAACTTTAAATCAAATTGAAGCAGATTTTCTTCTGTATATCCATGTGTATATAAATGAATCATTGCTAACTTATTTAATTCAGATATGATTGTTTTTTGAATTCTTTGAATTGTTCTGCTAAATCTAATATCTTCTTGTGCTAAAGTTGCTTTAGCACCAATATCTTCATCATAACCAAGATATGCTTTAGGAATCTTTAAAGCAGCAAATAACTTTTTCTGAATGTATTCTACGTCTTCAATAGCAGTTGTATTTGATCCACCAGCAAGTGTATCTATTCTAGTACCCGTATCACCACCACGAACTGGCAAAAAATAGTCTTCATCAACTGAAAGTGGATTATACCTTAAGTCAACCTGACCTGTGTTTTTGTCAATAACAGCATTTCTTTTAAGCGATGTCTGCGCTTGCTCCAAATAATCAGCAATGTTTTCTGGTGGAATATTACCGACGTCAATATAGAAAACACGTCTTTCAGGAGACCTAATAACTCTGTAGACAAGCATTGCATCTTCAATAAGAATTAATTGGCGCCATACACGTCTTGCACCTTCTAAAACAGAAGCACCATAAGGCAAGAAAGCATCATTACCTAGAAGCCTAAAGTGAGATATTTGCCAGTTTTCTAGAACTCTGTTTCCTTGAGTTACCCATCTGAATCTTACAGCGCCTGGATCTTCTGGGTCAAAACCTTCTTCTCTTTCAATTTCTGCAATAGGAATAGGAAAAGTATTTATAACGCCATATTCTGGGTGTATATCATTAAAAAGAAAAAAGTCACCATATTTGCAAAGGTTTCTAACCCACATTGCAAGATTAAAGTCTATATTTAATGTATCATAAAAAAGCTCATTAAGTATTTTTTTAATCATTCTGTTTTCAGAATAAATGTGTAAAACTTGTCCTTCTACATCAGGCGAAACGCATTCTTCTGAGTAAATGTCTAATGCTGAAGATATTTCAGGTGTGGCTTCCATTTCTGAGAAGTCTGAATATCTTGCCATTCTATCATAAGAGCCATATGCGCTAAGTGTGCTATTATATACGTCACTATGTGCTTTTTTAAAGACTTCAAGAGAAGACTTTGAATGTGACATATTTTTTATATTTTTTATTTTTCTTCTTACGACTGGACCAGATCTAAATAAGTCTGTTAATTTTTTAAATAAGTTATTATTTTCTTGAGCCATTATTTACTTTCCAATCAACCAAGATAAATCACCTAACGGGTTTTTTCTGGTTATTTCTTCTTTACTTCCGAAGCTCCTGTCAGGCATATAAACAGGTATAAAAGGATTAACATAATTATGATTGTTTTGATAAAAAGGTGTGTTTTGTATTGTATTATTTATTTTTTTATTGTTAAACTCCATACCTTTTAACAAAGCACCAGCTTGTTCCATTTGCGCGACATTATACGAATCAGAGTTATTGCAAGCCAGCCAGCTACCTATTGCTAACGACATTATAAGGTCATCATTATAACCTTTCATTGCAGTTATTTTTTTGCCATTCCATATAAATGTTTTAAGTTCTGAACATAGTCTATTTGAATAACTTTTAATTTTTCCGTTTCTTAAACACTCTTCAAAATTAGCTAGTATTTTTTCTCTAGACTCTTTGTTTGTGTTAAATCCAGCTTTACCTATATTGTTACCTTCACCGTAAAGATATCTGTATTTTTCTTTTTCAGAAGAAAAGTATATATTCTTATAGCCTAAATCACCTAACTTAACTAGCATAGTATAGCCGTATGCATTATTTTCTGGACAAACTATAGCATTATTAAATCTTCTTGCTATATCATATACTACAGAAGCAAATTGGTCTGGAGGTATTTTACCTTTAAACTCTGATGCTATTGACATATCTTTTACATTTATGACATGAAATGTAGAATAGTCACCGCTATCTCCTCTTGCAATGTCCGCTGAAAGTATGTAATTAACACCTTCAATTGGATATTCCCAATACCAAACATTATTGCCTGGGCCACTCTTTTCCATAGGTTGTTTTGACATTATTCTTATTTTTTCAATAATTTCATTAGATAAAAACGTGTCGCCAGAAGAAGCAAAGTCACATAGAAGCTCTTGTGATACCTGTTTTTGAGACATATTTTTTGTTTCTTTTTGAAACCATTCGTCTCCTCTTTCAGGATGAACATCCCACATTAGTTTTATAGGATTAAACTCGTTTTCTTTTCTTATAGCTTTTGTGTATATCTCATGATATTGTCCACCTACACCGTTAGGAGTTGATAGTAATATAGCTCTACCACCAGTAGATAGCGTAGGATATAAACCCATCCACAACTCATCAAAGTTTCTTACAAAAGCTGCCTCGTCTACAATCAATAAAGACAATGCTTCAGAACGTCCAGCGTCTTCTGATGTTGGTACAGCTTTTATTTGAGACCCATTTGAGAATTCTACTTGCTGTTTGTTATTTGCTGTTATAACTGGTACAAGTAACCATTTAGGCATACTTTTAATGTAAGTCTTGACTTTTCTTATAAAGTTTTGAGCAACTGCTAATTTTGTAGCAATTATCAATATATTCTTTTCTTTATAGAATACAGCTTGCCATACAGCATATGCTGCAACAAGTGTTGATAATCCTAATTGCCTTGATTTAAGAATAATATTAAATCTGTTGTCGTTAAAGTCAGAAACACAGTCATCCTGAAATGGGAAAGTATTAAAAGGTATTAGTCCTTTTAGCGGGTGTTGTATCTTTAAATACTTATTCATAAAGTACACAGGATCTTTCCCGCACTTTATTATTTCATTAATTTGACCGTTTCTTGTTTTCATCTTACTTTACTTCGTATGTATACTTACAACAATACTTCATTTTTCTATGTGGGCTGTATGGACTAACTGTTAAAGTCTCCATAGAATCTACTTCACCAGTCTTTTTTGTAGTCAAAGCTCTTCCTGCTGATGACTTAAATTCTGCCTTTATAGACTTGAGTCTTGAAGAAATCATTTCATTTGTCTCTTTTTTCATTGCTTGCATCTGAAAGTGTAGGTCTTCTTCTCTAGCTATGTTTAAAATTGTTCTAAACTCAATTGTCATAGTATTATCACCTAAAAGTCTAGCTACAGTTCTTCTAGATCCGCTTTCACATGTATTATTATAAACATTATCTATACAACTTCCAATTTTTGAAATTAAATCGTATTCCATTTGACTTTCCTTTTATAAAACTATTTATTTAATTATCTCTGGGCGCCAACCTTTTTCCCATTTTTCTTTATTATTATAATAATAAGTAGTATAACAGTCTTCACAAACGTTTTCTTTTTTCATCATTTCAACATCTTCTATTGTGCATATTAGATTTTTGCAAACTGGACAATCTAAGCTTATTACTTTGTCATTTTTAGGCCTTACAAATCTTACACCATCTATAAAAGCTTCTTCCAAATATTTATCAACTTCATACCACTCTACTTCATTTATGATCGACATATGAATCTTGTCCTTTTATACTAATTTCTATATTTTTATCAACTATATCTTTAATTGAATCAACATGTGATATAATAAGTATTGTTTTAAAATACCTCTTCAAGCTTTTCAAAAGCCTGCCACAAGCTTCAATATTTGACTCATCTAGTGCACCAAATCCTTCATCAATTATAAAAATATCAGACTTTGGAAGTGAAGAAATATTAATAAGCGCGACTCTTATTGCTATAGAAGCCATCATTTTTTCCATTCCACTACCACATTCTATAATTCTTTTAGAGTCACCATAGTCAATATAAACTTCTAAGTTATTATTGTTTTGATTATCAGATATCTCTATTTTAAAAGATGTTACACCACTTAAAATGTTGTTAATTTCAGCATTTATTTTAGGCAAATATGAATTTATAAGAAGTGTAGGTATTCCTTTTTTAGAAACAGCAAATGTAAACATATCGTACATCTTCCATTTACTAATTACTTCTTGATATTCTAATCTTTCTTTTTCTGTTTTCTCAATAAGCGAGTTTAACTGAAATATTTCATGTTGACTTTTTCTAGACAAAGACTCAAAATTAGATATGCTTTCCTGAACACAGTTTAATTCATGTTTTAAAGAATTTGTTTTTTCTATAATACTATCATCGTTATAAGAATCTAACTCTAAAAGCAAATCAGATAGCTTTTTAATTTTTTGTTCAACTAAGCATAATTTTTCTGACTTACTGTTTATTTTTTCATCAAAGCCTTCAATATCTATTTTAAGCTTGTATTCTTTATTTAAAATACTATTATATTTTTTTATTTTGTCATTTAGATTTTCTTCTTGGAGTCTTTTAACAACATCTTTTATTTCGTATATAGAGCTTTCTACACCTATAATACTATCATTAATATCAGGTATATTTTTTTTAGCTTCATGTGCTTTGCTTATAAATTTACAAGACTGATACATATTGCCGCAAGGAACTTGATCTAGAATTTTAATTTCATTTTGGCTATTTCTTTTTTCTTTAACTAGATTTGTTCTTTCTTGCTTGAAAAAGTTTAGCTTTTGCAATAAACTATCTAGCTTTTGTTTTTCTGCCTCTAGTGACTCAATAGAATAGCTTTTTTTAAATTCATCTATCTTTTTAATCTTTTCGTTAGACTCTAATAAATTGCTTTTTAATTGTTTAATTTCATTTTTAGTTCTATTGACAATATCTTCTGTATAATTTATTTCTTTTTTTGCAGAATCAATTGTATAACCTGAAGGGTGTGACTTTATATCTTTTTCTAAATCATTAAGCTGTATTCTAAGATTAACTTCTTTTTGTCTTGTATCTGAAATGTCTTTTTGATTATTTATTTCTTGATTTTTAATTGTTTTTATTTTTGAATTAAAATCTTCAATAATAGTAGACCAATTTTTTTCTTCAATATTTTTTAGCTTGCTTTTTAGTACAATATAATCTTCTCTAGAATTTTTGTATATTTCTTCATAGATTTCTAAACTTAAAAACTTTGAAAGTATAGACTTTCTAGCACTTGACTTTTCTTTAATAAAAGTATTTATTTCACCTTGAGATGCAAAACTTGTATATAAAAAGTCTTCTGATGTTCCAATTAGTTTTCTTAAGACTTTTTCTGTTTCTCTTCTCTGTTCTTCAGTTTCATTAAACTGTTCAAAGTCTAGACTATTTCTTTTTAAAGATAAAGAAGTCGTTGCAGAAACAACTCCTTTTCTATTAGATTTTTTTATTGTTTCTCTAAGAATATCATAATTTTCTGAACCTATACTAAGATTTACTTTAGACTTGCAGCTACCTTTTCTAATATTAACAATATCTAGATTTTTAATTGATCCTCGATCTGTAGTGTTGAACAGTGTATACATAAGTGTACCAGGAATAGATGATTTTCCTGTTCTATTATTTCCAAAAATACCCACAACGCCGTTTAAACTATTAAAGTTAATATAATTGTTTTTACCATAGGAAAAAGTATTACTAAATTCTATATTGTTAATAGACCAGTCTTGACCTTTTACAACAGAAAGACTTTCAGGAATCTTATCTAGACTTTCAATAAATATATTGTCTAATTTTTCTAAAGCTAGATCATCTATTTCGTTATATAAACTTTTTATTAAGCTTGTTCTATCAGTTTTATTTCTAATATTTAAAACATTGCTACAGTTTCCTTCTTCAATTTTTTTATTTTCAAAAGAAGACTTGCTTATATTTTGGTACACTATTTCTTTAGCACTTTTTTCATGCTTTAAATAGTAATGAATAAGTTTAATTTCAGCTTGAGAAATATTCTCTTCTGATTTTATTCTAAATCTAGAACTTTTTTTAACTTTTTCACAAAACTTAATTGTATCTTCTACATTACCTTGCCATTCAATTGTAACAAAAGGATGCGGATTAGGAATAGTAACTAGCTTAGATTTAAAATCGTATCTATTGTTTATTTCCCAAAACAAAAAACCTTTTTTAATATCTTCACCATAATTTTGTTGTATTAATGATCCAGGGTAAGCTACTCTTTTATCGCTATCCAAATACTGAAACTTGTGTATGTCACCGAATAAACCAAAATCATATTCGTCAAACATTCCTAAGTTAACTTCACCTTCAAGCTCCCAATCTACGTCAGTTTTTGACCCTCTAACAGCGCCGTGAAAACATGCAATATTAATATCATTACTTGAAGGTTTGACATTTTTCCAGTTTTCTTCGTCAAAACAAGAAAAAACACACCAGCTATAACCATCTATGCCTGTTGGATATACACCACTTTTTTTATAAAGAAATATTCTATCGTTATCTAAAGCATTAATAATTGGTGTAATTGCATCTTGTCTATCAGTATTCAATATTAATCCATCATGATTACCTAAAATAACATGAACAGGAGCTATTTTTGCTAGCTCATTAAAATTCCATGTAAGATTTTCAATTATCTCAGGTGAAATTCCTTGTGTTTTTGAATGTACAATATCACCACCAATATAAATTAAATCTGGATTTAAATTTGAAAGCTTCTCATAACACTTTTTAAATACTTTTTTATACTCATCGTGTCTCTTAAGACTTCGCCAATGTATGTCTGAAATATGTGCTATTTTTACTGTCATATTATTCCTTTATAGTAAAGATATTTTTGAAAGCAAAGTATCTTCTTTTTCGTAAAGTTTAGCGCTACTTAGCAGTTCTTCAAATTGTTTTAAACTCATGTCACCGACGTCATTTGCTGATCTTGTATCTACAATAAATGTTTCTATATCGTAAGAGTATAACAAATTAGCTATTTTTAAAGTTTTATAATAAACGTCGCTATCAAGAGCTAAGTAAACTGTTGTTTTATTTTCTACTATTTTTTTAAATAGTTTCATATCATTTGTTAAAGAAGAGCCTAATAAACATGTTGCATTATCATTAGTTTTTAATAAGTCTAATGGACCTTCTACAATTGTAAGAGGTTTAGTCCAGTCAATATTAAGTTCATTAAATATAACATTTTTTTTCTTTACTGTAGCATTATTGTATTTAAACGGGTTATTGCTTTCAACATCAATTCTTCTTGCAGTATAAAAATTGATGTTTCCTTTTTCGTCAAGTGAAGGAAGTATTAAACATCTTCTAAACTCTTGACTTTTCGAGTAACCTAGCCTTAACATCCAAAACTTATGCTTGTTAGCACCTCTTTTAATAGCGTACTTAAATACATCTCTTACATCAGGATCTATTTCATTATAAGCATTAGCTAATATTTTAAATCCCTTAGGAATTTCAACTAGTTCTTCTTCATCCTCAAGTACTTCTTCACCAAACAGACTGTTAATGTCTAGTCCTAAGTCGAATGTTTTCTTTTTGTATACTTTAAAATACTTTTCAGACTCAACAGCTTTAGTTTTAGAAAGTTTAGATATTAGATAAGGTATATTTGAACCTTTTTTATCACACAACCAGCAGTGATAGAAGTTTTTTTCTAAATGAATTGCTAACTTTAACTTATGTTTATTTTCATGCTTGCAAAAGGGGCACCATATAGATACATTAACTCCATCGTTAGACAAGCTTGTATTTAAAAAGCTTTCTAGAAAATATAATTTATCATTTATTGTTGGATTCTTCATTGAAAATTAATGCCTTACATATAACAAATGCGTCAGACATATCATAACAAGATTCATCAAATTTTACACGACCTTTATTTGGTCCGCTTTTTAACACTTTTTCAGGCCAAATAAACTCTTCATTAATATTGTTTTTGACCCACTGAAATACTTGTTCTTTTGTAGAACTTTTTGATTTTCTATCTATTTTTATTTGTAAATTTTTTCTTGCGCTGTTAACATTAATATATAAAGGTTCCATACTAAAAATATCATATACTAAATAAGATACTATACCATTAAATCTATTAAGTTGAGATAAAGTCTTTGCAGAAGAAAAACCTGCACTGAAAGATTGGAATGCTTCTTCAATTGATATTTTTAATTTATTTGTAAACTTTAAATTATTTTTATATTCTAT